AAGCGCCAACCATTGTCCCCAATACTGCCTCTCAGTTGCCTTCTGGCCGCTGAGGGGCTTTGAGGTGTAACCAGCTCAGTAAAATCTGACTCAACTAAAATCAACCCACATACATCATGACGAACACTACAGAAACTGAACCAGCATTCCACCACACTAGCCGACGTCCGATCTTCCAGCCATCCGAGCGCAAGATCCTGCAGAACGGTCTCAATAGCCTTACACGGGCCTGTGAGGCTCAGGAAAAGCTTATCGAGGTCATTAAGCAGGAACTGGCAGACAGCAAGGAGCGATGCCTAAAGTACGCACTACGCAGCAAGCAGCTAGAGGAGCGTGACTACATCAACAAGGGTGAGGTAGAATAGGGACGCCTTTCAACTTCCGAAAGCCGTACCTACTAGACAGGCTTCACCACAGCGACCACAACTCGGTTGCCTAAACCCTCAGCGAATGGCACAACGCCATCCTCTGTCAACAGCAGCATACCCTTAGACGCTTTGACGTTACGGTAGAATATATGGTCACCACTGGCAGCATACACGGTGGTGGCCTTCGCATTTGCGTAGTCGTAAACCTGTGACAACACGTCGACAGCAGGGTTGCCAAATGATGCTAGAGGTAAGAGCAGTAGTAGTAAGTGTCGCAAGTCCTTATTATACAATATCTTGCGGAGCTTTACTATCGAGTGATCAACGTATGCACGCTGCGGATATCACGTAGTCGCTAATGATTGCGTTGGCTTGCAATTTTCCCATAAATAGATGAATTTAGGGAATGAGCGAAGAAATTGAAACAATTGCGGCAAAACCCGTGAAGTATATTCCGAACCACGGACTAGGTAGACCAAAGGGAGCTAAGAACAAGGTCACTACGCAAGTCAAGACGGGTTTGCTGAAGGCTTTGGAAGAAGGAGAAGGCGCTGCGGCTTTCTTTACCAATCTCAAGTATAACGATCCTCGGACGTTCTGCAATGCAGTGGTCAAGCTGATACCAGTTCAAGTCGAGGCTGACCTAAAAGGACAGATCGACAACAACATCACCGTCACCTTTGTCGGGCCTTCCAATGGGTAATATCTCAGTAACCGTAAACTTCGTACGCATCCAGCAAGCCAAGGACGATGGCAAGGACGGATGCATCTTACAGGGCTCAGCAGGTTCCTCTAAGACCTTCAGCGTCATGCAGTGGCTCGCACAGCACGCTAGCAAGACACCAGCACAGCGGATCTCATGCTACCGACAGTTCCGCAGCTCGGTCAAGGAGACGCTGGTGGCTGACTTCAAGCGTATCATGTCAGAGGATGAGGGCATGATGGGCATCTGGGAGGACAAGTGCTGGAATGCCAGTGACCTGCGCTACGTGTTCCGTAATGGCTCTGTGATAGCCTTCAATGGCTGCGACAAGGCAGAGAACCGTAAAGGTAAGCGAGATGACATCAGCTACATGAACGAGGTCACAGAGGTGAACTACGAGTCATTCAATCAGATTGCAATGCGTACGTCATTCGTCATTGCCGACTTCAACCCCAGCTACGATCACTTCATCTACAAGTTCCGCAGCAACCCTGACTACGCATACCACGACTCAACGTTCCGTGACAACCCTCTGCTGCCTGCTGGTGAGCGTAAGACCATCCTCGGGTACGAGCCTACCAAGGAGAACATCGAGAAGGGTACAGCGGACGACGCTATGTGGCAGATCTACGGTATGGGCAAGCCAGCTATCCTCAAGGGGCTGATCTTCACCAACTGGACCGAGACTGATGAGTGGCCGTCACTGGATGCCTGCGAGCGTCGTGGCTTCGGCTGTGACGTTGGATTCGTTGACCCTACCACGCTGATTGAGTGTAGATTTGCACAGAACACGCTGTATTTGCGTCAGCGAGTGTGGGCTACAGGCATCACAGACCTTCCTAATGCTGAGAGCAGTGACGGTTCGCTGGTCGAGATCATGCAGAGTGAGGAGATACCGAAGGATCAGCCGATCTACGTGGACTGTGCTTACCCTCAGACTACCAAGGCTTTGCGTACGTATGGATTCAATGCCATCAACTGCACAAAGGGCAAGGACTCCATAGCCGAGGGCATACAGCTACTCAGGCGCTTCAAGATCAAGATACACTGCAACTCACGTCAGCTCATCAAGGAGTTTGCCAGCTATACATGGAAGGTGAACCCACAGGGCATGATCACGAACACTCCTATCGACAAGTACAATCATGGCATTGATGCCGTCAGATATTGGGCCAAGGCACAGATGCCAGCTGTTGGCACGTCTCACAGGCTCAAGATCAACCGTGTGAAGGTAGCTGGAGGAGCAATGCCTAGATACTGATGAGTGGAGCATACGAGCTATTCCACGTCACAGACACAGCTACGGTGGACATGGCACTGGAGCTGGTTGAGCAGGTGCATGGTGACTGTCACCCTTGGCTGCCTGAGGAGTCACGTGCAGAGTATCTGCTGCGGTTCGGCATCTTCCACATCGTGTTCAGGGATGGAGAGTACCGTGGCTTCTTCGCTATCATGACGGATGAGGCTGGTGCATTCATTCACATGGGTACTACAGGAGGCCGCTATGCTATCAAGGACGTCCTCTGGAGTCTTCCTAGGGCTCAGGGTATAGCAGCGAACGTGTACGGCATTACAGAGCTATTCTGCGAGGTTGACGAAGATAGCATAATGTCCAAGCTTGTCAACAAGTTAGGCTTCACGAGGGAGTCTACTTCAACCTACAAAATTACATATCATGGGCAGTAAACCTAAAGCACCTAAACCAGTCACTCCACCTACGCCTGTTGCACCAGTAACTGAGGAAGATCCAACAGCACAAGCAGCGGGTGACGCAGAGCGTCGTCGTATGGCAGCCCAGAAGGGTCGCACTCAGTCGGTAACCTCACAACGTTCAACAATCCTCGGATAACATGGCAAAGCGCAAACCAACATCATATGCGGCATCTGAGGGAACTCAGGATGATCGTGCAGTAAAGATCATAGCGGCGTATGGTGCTGACAAGAGCGCACGAGCTAATGTGGACACGACGTTTCGAGATATCGAGCGTCTAGTCCTCCCGTCGATGAACGGCAGTAACACGGACAACAGGCAGGCAGCTGGTCAAGATCAGCGTCCTGTCAGTTCCGTGGCTACTTCTGAGGCCATCTTGCTTGGCTCCAACCTGTATTCACACAGCTACAGTAACTCTGACCGCAACTTTGCGCTACGTGCTGCATCTGATGACGACCGTGACTCGATGAAGGAGTGGTTGCAGACTGCTACGGACAAGATCACGGAGTATATGCAGAACTCCAACTTCGGGCAAGTGTACGGTGAGTTCACACGTATCTGGGCGAACTTCGGCACAGGCATCTGTGGGGTAGAGTTCGATAAGGACACCTCAGAGCTCGTATTCACGTCGATACCGATCACAGCGAACGTATACATCACTGAGAACCACCAAGGGCAGGTGAAGGGCTTCAAGCGCCTTCTACAGCTCACTGCTGATGATGTGGTGGCTATGTTTGGTGAGAGTGCGCTATCTACCGACGGCCAGAAGGCTTACGGTGACATTTCCAAGTCAGGGCAGAAGTTTGACTACATTCTATGCGTGTCAGAGAACCCTGACTATGACTATCGTCGTGCAGATGCAGGCTCAATGCGTTTCCGCAGCGAGTATGTGTGCGTAAAGGACAAGCGTATCGTCAAGGTTGGCGGCTACCGTTCGTTCCCTTACCCGACAGCTCGGTTCATCAAGCGTCATGACGGGTCACCTTACGGTCTTGGTTGCTGCGAGATGGCGCTTCCTACTATCCGTGGGTTGAACACAGCCGAGGCACAGATGCAGGACTCGCTACAGATGGCTTCACGGCCTCCTACAGTGGTCAAGGACGACGAGACACTGGACATCGATGAGATTGCCCCTAACAGCGTCATCCACACCGCAGGCGAGGTCACACAGCTACGTGGGTCTCACAACCCTGAGGCTGACCAAGCTGACATCCAGCGCCTGAGCGAGGAGATTCGTCGCCAGTTCTTCACGAATGTGTTCATGGCAGTGATGCAGAGCAACACGGACAAGACAGCTACAGAGATCGACGCACTACAGGCAGAGCAGTTCGCCAGTATCGGGCCAATGATCTCACGTCTACGTTCGGAGTTCTGGTCGCCAATGATCCACCGAGTGCTAGACCTACTGATCGAAGCTGGAGTCATTGAGGCTCCTGACGAGACAGTGGCGGGTGGCAACTTCGAGGTCAGCTACATTTCACAGCTAGACACCAAGCTTAGCCTCATGGATCAGCAGAAGACCATGCAGGCCATCCAGAGCATCGCGATGCTATTGACGGTCGCAAGGGAGAACCCAGAGCTGGCTAGAATCATCAAGGTTGAGGATATTGCTGTATCATTCGCGAAAGAGCATAACATCAACTTCGAGCACATCGTCACTGACTATGAGCGCGATGAGATGGATGCAATGGCAGCACAGGCAGCACAGCAGCAGCAAGCACAGCAGCAGCAAATGATCGATCAGGAGGCCGTAGCGCCAATTGACCCGACCAAGAAGCCTGAGGAAGGTTCACCAGTAGCAATGGAGATGGAGCAAGCTCAGCAATGAACAAGACCACCCAGCTAAGGAAGAAACCACTCCTACGGGACTCACTGTATGCCTTGAAGGGCAACACTCACTTCAATGCCTTCCTAGTGGCAATGGATGTTGAGTGTGGCTACGG